GTGAAGACGGAGTAAGCGGATACTTATGGTATTTAAAGTCTGAACATGACACTAGATTAAGATTCGAGGACTATTTAGAAACAGCAATGTTAGAAGCAGTTCCTGCTGACGCTGGATCTGGTGCTGGAGACTTCTTACAAAATTCTGGTGCTGGAGCATCTTTAGCAAACCTTAACGGTTCTGACGGTGTATTCTATGTAGTAGGAAACAGAGGAAACGTTTGGGGCGGAGGAAATCCACAAACACTTTCTCAGTTTGATAGCATTATCCAAAGACTAGATAAGCAAGGTTCAATTGAAGAAAACGTAATTTTCGTAAACAGAGAATTCTCTTTTGATATTGACGATATGCTTGCTGCTCAAAACTCTTACGGAGCGGGTGGTACATCTTATGGTCTTTTTGACAATGATAAAGACATGGCTTTAAATCTTGGATTTACAGGATTTAGAAGAGGTTATGACTTCTATAAGTCTGACTGGAAATACCTTAACGATCCTACAATGAGAGGTGACGTTGTTGGTGGAGCAATCAATGGTCTATTAGTACCAGCTGGTTCAACTACTGTATACGATCAAATCTTAGGTAAGAACGCTAAGAGACCTTTCTTACATGTTAGATATAGAGCTTCAGAAACTGAAGACAGAAGATATAAAACTTGGATTACTGGTTCAGCTGGTGGAGCAAGAACTTCTGACTTGGATGCAATGGAAGTAAACTTCCTGTCTGAAAGAGCTGTATGTACTTTAGGTGCAAACAACTTCTTCTTATTCCAAGACTAAATTGTTACATAAATTTTACCCTCGTTTAAAAGACGGGGGTAATATTTATTATTATTAAATCAAATTAAATTATATTATAATGAAAAACACTACACCCTTAAAAACAAAAGCATATAGATTAAAAAGATCTGAAAGACCTTTATCTTACATGCTATCCTCGAGACACTCAAACAGATCACCTTTATTATACTTTGACGAAGAGCAAGGTATTAATAGACCTTTAAGATATGCAAGAAATCAAAAAACTCCATTTGAAGACGATCAAGATGGTAATGCTATTTTAGAACCTATTGTATTTGAAGATGGTATGTTGGTTGTTCAGAGAGAAAACCAAGTACTACAACAATTCTTACACTATCATCCGGGTAACGGAATGGTATTTGAAGAAATAGATAACGCAAAAGATGCGTCAGAAGAATTAGCTTCAGTTGAGTTAACTATAGATGCACAAGTCTTAGCTAAAAATTTATCAACAGAAAAATTACTTTCTGTAAGTAGAATTTTAATGGGAGCATCTGTCAATACTATGACTATACCAGAATTAAAAAGAGATATTTTAGTTTACGCTAAAAACAACCCTGAAGAGTTAATTGATATTGTAAACGATCCAATGTTAGAACTACAAAACGAAGTTCATTTGTTTGTTGACAACAACTGGTTGTCATTTAGAAATAACAGAAGAGATGTTTATTACAATCTTCCTGGTAATAAAAAGAAAATGATGACAATTCCTTTTAATGAAGATCCGTACGATGCTATGAGCGCATATCTACAAAGTAATGAAGGTTTAGAAGCTTATAAGTACCTCAAGAAGCGCTTAAAAAAAGATAAATAGAAAGCTTATCTTTGTGCTTTATTAACCCATTAACATTATTACCTATGGAAAAGTTTATCAAATTATTCGTGTCTGGTGCCGGACAAAACAAAGGCGACATTTTAATTCCTGTAAATGGAATTATGGAAATTAAGCAAGTAAGTGACACTGTAGTAAATATTTTTTACAATAGTATTTCTTCTGCACAAGCAGGTTATGCTATTGCTAACGATGGTTCAGCTACAGTACCAGCTGAAACTAACGTTGTGCAAACGTACAAAATTACGCATGATGCAATTGTAGCAAACTCTTCTTCATTTAAAGATTTTTTAAATGGAGCTGTAGAAACTGCATTACAGTTATCTTGGCAACAACCAATTTTTTCTCCAGGAGGAAGCTCTTACCCGCCATCTGCGGCTAGTGCGTATATACCAGTTACTATAACTGCTATTGCTTTAGGAGTTAAAGCTGCTGCTGATCAAGCGTAAGTTTTATTTTCTTATTAAAAAATCAGAGGTTACAAAAAAAGTGACCTCTTTTTTTTTGACTATATTTGTAAAAAGAATTTAACATGATTAACTCGGTTAGAAATACTGTTTTAGCTATTGCTAATAAAAATAATTACGGATATATTTCTCCTCAAGATTTTAATTTATATGCGCAACAAGCGCAAATGGATTTGTTTGAAGATTATTTTTACCAATACAATGCGTGGACTAATAAAGAAAACCAAAGACTTTCAGGAACAGGATATGCTGATATTGTAAAAGGACTGGTTGAAGTAATTGATAGTTTTTCGGTTACTAGAAGTTTAGCTCAACAAGGAGCTAATCTATTTAATTTACCTAGCGATTATTATTTAATAAATAAAGTAAACTACTTTCCAACACAAATAACATCAGGAACAAGCACTGCGGCAGGTTTAAACACATTAACAGATACGACTGCTACGTTTGTATCTAGCGGAGTGAAGGTAGGGCAACAAGTAGTAAACACTACGGCTTCATCAAGTTACTCAGGATTTAGTGCGTTTGTTATAAGTGTAGATAGTGAAACTCAACTTACATTATCATACTCGCCTTTTGGAGTGGCAGCAACTATAGGAAATGGTTATGGTATATTTAATACAACAGGTATTGTTGAAGTTGAAAGAGTTAATCAAAATAAAATATTTTATTTAAACAATTCACCACTTACAGCACCATCCACTGGCTTCCCGGCTTATGTGTTGGGAGGTGCAACCACATCTGTTATTGGTGACGCAAACACTGGCAAGCTAGGTAATACAATTACAGTTTATCCTACAACAATAACAAATAACGGAAGTGTAACGGCTGAATATATTAGATACCCTTTATCGCCTAAATGGACATACCAATCGCTTAGTTCTGGTGAGCCATTATTTGATATTAATCAAGCGGATTATCAAGACTTTGAATTGCCTTCGTCAGACGAACCTGGCATTGTAGCTAAAATATGTCAATATATAGGTATAGAAATTAGAGAAGGAGATGTTTATCAGTTTGGTAAACAAGAAGAAGTTAATAACAACCAAATACAAACGTAAGATATGGCTTATATAAATGACTACGCATATTACGCAAACTCAGGAGCAATACCTCAGGATAAAAATTGGGGATCATACCAGTACGTTTCATTAAATGATATTGTAAATAATTTCATGTTAATGTATCAAGGTAATCACGAGTTAATTAATAATCTTAATAGATACCAAGTTTTATTTCACGCTAAAAGAGGAATTCAGGAGTTGAATTATGATGCGATGAAAGAAGTTAAGGTGTTACAGATGGATTTAGATGATAATTTAAGATTTATATTACCCTCTGACTATGTAAATTGGGTAAGAATATCACAATATTTGAATGGTGTATTATATCCGTTAACAGAAAATATACAAACAGGATGGGCATCAACATACTTACAAGATAATAATGCTAAGATTATATATGATCAAGACGGTAATGTATTAAAACCACAGTTTTCACAACTAGATATGTCTTTTACAAGTGGTGCTAAAACTATTTATTTAAACGAAAGTAGCGCATACAACAATCAATCAGGATGGAATGTAGATGGATGTTGGTATTTTGACTTTGGAATAGGAGCAAGATTTGGTTTAAACACTGAAACAGCTAACGCAAATCCAACGTTTAGTATAGACAAACAAAGAGGAGTTATTAATTTTAGCTCTATAGGTAACGGAGCTTCAGTGGTTGTAGAGTATGTTTCAGATGGTATGGAGAATGGTGAAGACGGAAGCATCAGCGTTAATAAATTGTTTGAAGAATATTTATATGCTTATGTAAAATATTCTCTTTTAAATGGTAGATTAGGGGTACAAGAATATATTGTAAATAGAGCAAGGAAAGATAAGTCATCGTTGTTAAGAAATGCAAAAATTAGATTAAGTAATATTCACCCTGGTCGCCTTTTAATGAGTTTGAGAGGCCAGGATAAATGGTTAAAGTAAGATGCCGATAGTAAATACAAATTTTGTTGCGGGTAAAATGAACAAGAGTGTTGATGAACGTCTTGTTCCTCCAGGCCAATATGTTAATGCAATTAACGTAAGATTAGGATCTACAGAAACCACTGAAATAGGTGCTGTAGAAAATTCAAAAGGTAACACACAGTTAACCACTCTAGCTTATGGTGGTCAAAATTTATCTAATTCAGCTGTATGTATAGGAGCCTACCAAGATGGATCAAAAGAAACTATCTATTGGTTTATTCATGATGCAAACAATCCTGTTGTAGGTGGCAAGTTAGATTTAATTGTTTCTTTTAATGTACAATCACAAGCTATAACATATCATGTTATTAGCAAACAAGTATTAAACTTTGATCCTAAGTTTTTAATTACTGGAGTAAACAAGATAGAAGATTTACTTTTTTGGACAGACGACAAAAATCCTCCTAGAAAAATAAATGTAACTCAAAACTATCCGGATCCAGCAGGGATAAACGATGGTATTAAAGAAACTGATATTAGTGTTATTTTAAAACCGCCAGGGTTTGATACTTTAGACACATTACCTGCACCAAGTATAGAGTTTTTAAATGTTCCTGGAGAAGAGAATTATTTAGAAACTAGATTTATAACTTTTGCTTATAGATATAGGTATGTAAATAATGAGTATAGTGCAACGTCGTTGTTTTCTACCGCAGCTTTTCAACCAGGGCCTTTTGATTTTGATGTGAATAATTTCAATAATGCTTCAATGAAAAATATATATAACTCTATTGAGGTACAGTTTGAAACTGGATCAGATAAAGTTATCGAGGTTGATTTATTATTTAAACCAAGTAATAGTAATTCTATTTATGTTATAGAAAGGTTTAAAAAATCTGACTATGGATGGGCTAATAATTCAAAACAAACATATACTTTTACAAACAGTAAAATATATACTGTACTAGGAAGCGATGAGTTATTAAGATTATATGACAATGTTCCTAAAGTTGCACAAGCTCAAACAATACAGGGTAATAGGTTAATTTATGGTAACTATACTGATGGGTATGATATAATAAATGCAGCTGGACAGGATATACCTATTAACTTTACAACATCGTTATTTACTAACGATATATTATTTGACGATTTGCCTGAGGCAACAATGTCAACAGGAGCTGTATATACTATAAATCCTAACACAAACACAACTGTACAAAATTCTAAAATTAGTTTTGATTTAAGTGATTTTGCTAATAGATTAGTCAAAGGATCTTCATTAGCTTTTACAGTATTTATACAACATTCTCAATTAAATGGAGATACCGGTGATGCGTGTTATGACTCAGCGTTTGAAAACACTCCGTTTGAATTATCTGTAATATTTCCAGTAAACAGAAATTATACTTCAGTGTATGAAATGGTAAATTCAATAGAGTTTTCTGAACGTATTGGTACAGTTTTGAATACTAATTTTCAACCTTTAGCAACATCGACTCAAGGTAATTCGTTAACAGACTTATTTAACACTGTTACAATAGTTCCTACTAATTGTGTGTTTACTAAATCAAACAGTAGTATTGATTCTCAAACACAACAAGGTTTTAGAATAGGATCTACAGTAGGATCAAATGTGTTTTCCTTGCAAGTGTTAGCTATGAAGTATAATTCAGGAACGACTGATGTGTATGAATATTTTTATTTTACAAGAGGTCAAGGAACTTTTACTTCTAGTCAAGACACATCTTCTCTGCATAGTAATAGAGATTATGAAACAGGAATTGTATATATGGACGATTATGGTAGAGCTTCTACAGTATTAGTGTCAGAGTTTAATACAACTTTTGTTCCAGCTTCAGCTTCTGTTGATCAAAATAAAATAAAAGTCAATATAGAGAATTATCCCCCTACATGGGCTACAAAATATAAGTTTGTTTTAAAACCAAGTGAAGGAGGGTATGAGACAATATATTCTAGTTTTTATTATCAAAGTCAAACAACAAGAGTTATATACTTTAAGTTAGAAGGTGATAATCAAAACAAAGTACAGAAAGGTGATTTATTAATTGTTAAAACTGACGCAAGTGGGCCGCTGAATAGAGAGGTCACATGTCAAGTGTTAGATGTTAGCGCTGAATCATCAAATTTTTTAGAAGTTGAGGGTGAGGCTCCTACTGATTCTAATCAGTTAGCGGGGCTTTATATGCAAATTAGAGCTCAAAACTTTAGTATTAATTTAGACTCAAATGCTGTTATTGATGCGGGTGAAAAAACTGCTGGAGGTACTAATAGAGCTTATTGTAGTCCTTTTTTACAGTATCCAGCTTTTACTACTGACGCTAATAATGTTACTGATAACTATACAATACCAGCGCAGTCTAGTGTAAAAATAAAATGGAGAATAGGCAGACATGATGCAAGTGGATGCCCTGGTATAGACTATATATGGGAAAACACTTATGTTTCTTCACAAGATTATGATGACTTACATGCTTGGTTTCAAGGAGATTTTATAAATCCAGCAGCAGGAGATGTTATTGATGACGGTGATGGAAGGTTACAAAACCCTGTTTTTATTAATACAATTGCTACTAGTTCTGGAGCTGTACAATGTCCTGCACCATGGACACCTAGCTTCCAGTTTTGGCAAGCAACACCAGGTGATGCGGCTTCTCCATTATATTTAGCTTGTAGAAGTGGGGTAATTGCGTGTGCTAACGGTGGGAAAACTTGGTTCATGGAAGCTGAGATAGTGGTTACTAGAGCTAATAATTTAATTGTATGGGAAACACAACCTGCGGATGCAGATCCTAATTTGTTTTATGATTCATCTGAAGCTTATGACGTTATAGGCGGTTATCACATGGGTGGTAATGGCGATGGAGACCAAGCTCAAACTGCAACGCAAGATGCTATTGTAACATTACCGTTTTTTAATTGTTACACTTTTGGAAATGGAGTAGAAAGCTATAAGGTATTAGATGCGTTAGATGGTCAAGCTGTAAACTTAGGTGAAAGAGTTTTAGCTGTATCAAAAGAAGATTTTAAAGAAGCAGATAGATTTGCTGAATTAACATACAGTGGTATATATAGTAGTAATTCTAATTTAAATAACTTAAATGAATTTAATTTAGGGTTAGTAAATTTCAAAGATTTAGAAACAAGCTTTGGCCCTATAATGAAACTGCATTCAAGAGAAACAGATATTCTTGTGTTGCAAGAAGATAAGATAAGTTATGTGTTAACTGGAAAAAATCTTATCAGTGATTCAACAGGTGGTGGTGTTATTGCATCAGTGCCTCAAGTTTTAGGAACACAAATAGCTAGAATAGAAGAGTATGGTATTAGTTACAACCCAGAAAGCTTCAGCTCTTGGGGTTATGACATGTATTTTACCGACACTAAAAGAACTGCTGTAATAAAATTAAAAGGTACATCAGCTAATAATGATGCGTTAGAAGTTATATCTGACACCGGAATGAGATCTTATTTTAGAGATCAATTTAATGCGCAGTTGAATACACAAAAATTAGGAGCTTATGATCCGTATATGGACGAATATGTATTAAGCACTAATGGAGATACAGTACCATTACCACCGGTGATATTACCTTGTGGAACACAAAAATCATTAGTAAATTCTACAAGTGCTCAAGAATATACAATAGAAATAGGAAATGTAATTGGTAATGTAGTGTTTGATTATACTATTTCGTCAGGAACTATGAGTGTAAGTATGGTTTGGGACGGCACTCAAGTAGCTTCAGTAAGTGATGCTACAACTAGTGGAAGTTTAAATTTTAATAAAACTAAAAATAGTCCAACAACTGTTTTAGTTACGGTTACGCCAAACCCATCAGCCGACTACGATATAACATGTAACTGTCCTACAGAAACTTCTTTAGTAGTAGTTCAAGTAGGTATAAGTTCAAGTGAAGATGTTGGTAAGTTTATTCATAACGAATTTAAATGGGACGACGCAAACGTTTCAAGTCCAGTAGCATCAAACATGATGACTTTTGGATCAGACGTTCAAATAGCTTCACAATATTTTATACAATCAGGAACAAGATCAATAGGTGTATATCCTTACTCAGGATCTAACGTAACGGTAAGGTCAAATAAAATTAATTTTGATGACTATACATGGGTAGTAAACAATGATAATTTTGCATGGCTATCATCAAACACTTTATATGATAATAATAGTACCGATATAAATGCGTTATTGGCTGCTGCAACTACAGTGCCAAACTCAGATGTAAACAGTCCTTCAAGTGGATTATATCAAGCAACAATATCTTCAATAAATTTACCTGTTCAAAATCAATATTTATATTTAATATACGATTACAGAACAACTAACTCAGCTTCGTTCTGTTATGATGCTAGTGTAGTCGGTGATGCGTGTTGTGGTTGTGGAGATTTCTGTACACCATATTTATCAAGTACAGTACAGTCTTCTATAGCTATAGCGTGTGTACAGCCTGCAAGTCAAACATATTATCATGATGGTGTAAACGTATTACCTTCAATTGGTGATACTGTTTATTCTTCTTCCACATGTGATGACAGCGCATCAAGTACAAGATTACAATCTGGATATTATGAAGTGGGAAGTAATAATGAGTGGATACAAGTTAATAGTAGTGGAGTGGTTGTTAGTAATGGAAGTTGTGCAATAAAGGCATTTAATTCTAGTGTAAATGATCCTCAAATATCAACTATCTGTACACAATCAATAGATCAGACATACTATCATACTGGGGCTAATGCAGCGCCTCAAGCTGGAGACTTCTGTTATTCAGATCAAGGGCAGACTAAGTTGACTGACGGATACTACAGAATATCTTCAACAGAATTTATTAATTTAAACTTAGGTACTGGACAAGTATATGCGGTAGTAACTTGCCCTACGGTAACTTACTATCCGTTCAACACTAAACAACAAGCAAACCCTCAAACAGCGTGTATGTATTCTGGAGTTTTAGACGAAGTATATTATACTACAACAGGAACAGGGCCAAGTGACGGTGCTGGAACTACTATATATAGTGATAACACAGGAACGGTTGCTACAGGTATAGTGTTATTGTATAGTGTTGGAACTAATGGAGCTGCTAACGTATGGTTTGGAACTGACGGCTCGGGAGATATAGACGGAAATGGATTACAAAATTGTTAAATAAATTATGGCAACAAGAGCAACATATTACTTTGATGGATTAAGTTTTGCAAATGCAATTTCTTTATACACTGATCAAGCGCTAAACACTTTAGCTGCTGACGGTTATTATTCTTTAGGTACTATTGCTCGTAGACAGGTGAATGGTATTCTGCAAGCAGCTGCAAATTGTCCGACCTGTGGAGATGCATTGTCGTTATGCTATGACTCTACTTCAGCATCTGAAGTCTGTTGTGTTGGTTGTGGAACAACACTTACAGCTTTTTCTGCAACAATAGGAGGGACTTTTAACGGGGTATGTGGAGACACTAACTAT